GAAACAAACGACTATGGTTTACTAGCAGCTTATTCATTCCTAGGTCAAAGCTCAGCAGCATATATTGTAAGAGCAAATGTAGATCTAAACTCACTAAGACCACAATCAGCAGAGCCAACAGGACCAGCAACAGCAGGTTCATATTGGGTTAACCCTTCAGCAAGTAATTGGGGACTTTTTGAATATACAACAGACGGTTGGGTAGCTATTACCCCAACAGTAGAAATTACAGATGGTTCAGCACCATCAGCAGCAGTAGTTGCAGGCGGCTATTTAGTAGCAGTAGCGGCAGCTTCAGGCACAACAAAAATCGAATATTATAAAGAAAGCGGTGGCGCATGGGTAGACGCAAATCCAACATTTGCTCCTCACTATAGTGAGCCTTCTTCTCCAAATGCTGGCGACCTTTGGGTAAAAACAACAAAGCCAGGCAGTGGTGTAAACCTAAGTATTGCAGAAAACCTAGCTGGCAAATTTGTTGCACAGGCAGTAAAATATGCACAAGCAACAGACCCAAATGGCGATACATCAGATGTATTCCAAGACGGTACAGCGGCAATTTCACGTACTCTTCAAAATGGAGATTTAACATTAGACATTGGTACTTCAGACCTAACACTTAAATCTTATGAGGCAGGTGCATGGGCTAACCTAGTTGTAGCTGCACAAACAGCAGAGCCAACAGGAGCAGCAACTGATGGTACAGTATGGTTTGATCCAGATCTAAACCAACTTGCAATCTACGAAGTAGATGATGACAATGGTACACAAAAATGGAAGCGTGTAACAAATATTGCTTATGGTACATCTGCACCAGCAGCAGGTAACGCAGGCAACTATTGGGTAGATACTGACGCTTCAGGATACCCTGTAATTTACAGAGATAACGGTAGTGCATGGGTATTAAAAGATAATACAGACCAAACAACATCAGGCGGTGTTGTATTTGGAGATATTACAGCAAATGACACCTCAGTAGGCACATTTGAAAATTCACTATTAGCAGGTGCACCAAATCCACTATTACATCCAGTAGGAACTACAGGTGTAAACATGTGTCGTTCAGGTGGCACAGTACGCATTTATGACGCAAGCCTAAGTACAGCATGGAAATGGCGTAACCACGCAGGTAACCAAGCAAGTGGCGCAGGTTCTTTTGGACGTCATGCACAGCGTAAAGTAGTTGTTACAGCAATGCAAGCAAGTGCATCAGGTTCAGAACTACGTGAAGATACAGTAAACTTCCGTCTAATAGCAGCACCAGGTTATCCAGAAATGATGGACGAAATGGCTGCACTAAACAGTGACAGAGACGAAACAGCATTCATTATTGTAGATGCTCCGTTCCGCCTAACACCTTCAGATGCAATTAATTGGATCGATGGCGTAGGTGCAACAGAAAACGGCGAAGACGGCCTTGTAACAAAAAATACATATGCAGCGGCATACTATCCAAGTGCATTAGCAACTGATCCAGTATCAGGCGCAAGTGTAGTTGCTCCAGCATCACACGTAGCACTTTACACATATGCATACAGCGACAATGTTAGCTTCCAGTGGTTTGCTCCAGCAGGCTTAACACGTGGTGTTGTACAAAATGCAGCTAACGTAGGTTACTTAAATGCAGAAGGCGAGTTTGTACCAGTGGCACTTACACAAGGCCACAGAGATGCAATGTATGAGAAAAAACTAAATCCAATCGCAAGATTCCCATCAGATGGTGTAGTTGTATTTGGACAAAAATCTCTACATGCAGGTGCAAGTGCATTAGACCGTGTAAATGTAGCACGTCTAACAGCATACCTAAGAGAGCGTTTTGCAGTAATTGCTCGTCCGTTCTTATTTGAACCAAACGATAAGAATACAAGAGACAATGCAAAAGCAGTATTTGAAGGTTTCCTATCAAACATTCTAAGCCAAAGAGGTCTATATGACTTTGCAGTAGTGTGTGATGAAACTAACAATACACCAGCAAGAATTGATGCAAATGAATTTTATGTTGATGTTGCAATTGAGCCAACTAAGTCAGCAGAATTTATTTACATTCCAATCCGCATTGTTAACACAGGCGAACTAGGCTAATTTAGCAAAAAACTAAAGTAAAGGGCTGTAATTCATTTTACAGCCTTTTTCTTGTTATTTTTTTTAACCTTTTTGCATAAATACATATACAATAAATTACTATATTATAGTTACAAAGGAGAACAAACAATGGCTGTAATTACAAACTTTGGCGTACCAGCTAACGGAGCACCAGGTACAACACTTATGCCAAAACTACAATACCGCTTTAGGGTATCGTTCACAAAGCTAGGCACATCAACAGGTGATTCGCCTATTGTGACACAAAATGTAATTAGTGTGTCAAGACCAAGCCTAACTCATGAAGAAGTAGTAGTTGATTCATACAACTCAAAAATGTATCTTGCAGGTAAGCATACTTGGGAAACACTAACACTAACACTACGTGATGATATGAACTCAAAAGTTATCACACAATTAGGTAACCAACTTAACAGACAGGTTGACCACACAGATCAAGCAAGTGCAGACGCAGGTGGCTCATACAAATTTGGTATGATGATTGAAACACTTGACGGCGGCAACGGTGCAACAGCACCAGTAGTATTTGATCAGTGGGACTTAGCAGGTTGTTTCCTACAAGGTATCCAGTATGGTGACCTAAATTACGGTACATCAGACATGGTACAAGTTTCATGCACAATCAGATATGATCATGCTGCACATTTAATTAACGGCAATGATGTACTAAGTGCAGGTACACGAGCAACTGGCAATAACACAGCTACTCCGTAAGGTGAGAAAAAATGGCCTTAGGCGATAAAGCACATAAACTGTATGGTCAGGAACAAACGACCGGACCAATTCAAGCGGTGCCTAGGAGTAAATTTAATTTCACGTGTCGTTTAGACACAATAGACGGACCAGTAGATTTAAGCCGTGTAGCAAATGTAACTATGCCGAGCTATAGTTCAAGAGTTCAAACTCTAAATAGTTACAATAAGAAAAAAATAGTGCAGACAGGAGTAGATTATACTCCAATAACACTCACAGCATACGATACAAGAGATGCAGCCATTGAAAATTTTCTTAAAAGCTACACGGGCTTTTACTACACAGGTCCAATGAACGTAGAAAACTTAGTAAGCCATAATTTAGGCGGAAAAGGTTTTAAACTAAATTCCTCAAAAAATTATATCCGTACATTTGTAATAGAAAGAGTTAATAGTAGTATTGATAAAAATATTATTACAATGTATAACCCTGTCATTTCTTCTATTGATGCTGATAATTTAGATTACAGCGATAGTGGATTAGTACAATATAGAATTCAATTCCAATATGAAGGTTTTGATATTAAGAGTGGGTAATTGCCATGGCAAAGTTCATGCAAGGAATATATGAGGTAAAAAATCAAAATAAATATATAGGTAAACGTGCGCCCAGATTTAGAAGTGGTTGGGAATTAGCAGTATTTCGTATGTGTGATAATCATCCAAGCGTAATAGGATGGGGTAGTGAAACACATAGAATTCCTTATAAAAATCCACTTACTGGAAAAATGACTACTTACTTACCAGACGTTTTGATAGTATATAAAGACGCTAACGGTAATAATAAAGCAGAAATGGTAGAGATTAAGCCTAGTAAACAAACATTAGGAGAAGCCAAGTCTCAATCAGAAAAAGCTGCCGCAGTAGTTAATCATGCAAAATGGGAGGCAGCCCGTGCATGGTGTAATGCCAAAGGATTAGGATTTAGAGTAATTACAGAAAATGAAATATTTAATAGACCTAAAGGCAGTAACACAAAGCGTAGGAAGAAAAGGAAGTAGAATATGACTAAAAAATTAGAAGAGGCATTAAATCTTTTACCAGATATAGAAGATATGTTACCTAGTGAAGAAGAAGATCAGGAACCTACTAAAGAAGAAATAGAAGCTGAAATAGCAGAATACAGCAATGAGCTAACAATAGCTGAAAGAACAGATGCAGCATTACCTACTGTAACTGGATTAGAAGAACTAGAAAGAGAAATGGATGAGTATGCAGCTAAAGCTATGGCTACATTTGAAGATTTAGTAGATTTAGGAAAAAGTGTTGAAGATAGGCATGCTGCACCTATTTTTGATAGTGCAAGTAAAATGATAAGTGCAGCTTTGCAAGCCAAACAATCTAAAATGGATAAAAAGCTAAAAATTATAGAATTGCAAATGAGGCAACGTAGATTAGATGTAGATGAAGAAAAAGCACAAGCCTATATCCAAAACAAAAATAGAGAACATGGCGGCGTAGATGAAGAAAGCATAGCAGAAGGCAAGGTTATAGGTAGCAGAACAGAGTTGTTAGCTGAAATCATGAATAAAATGGATAAAAACGATAAATAGTATTACGGAGAATTATAATGAAAAGTTTTATAGACTATCTATCAGAATCAAAGCAAACATGGAAATTTAAAATTAAAACTATCCATGAGCTAACAGACAGCCAATGTGATCGCATTGAGAAGCACCTAATGAAATATGACTCAACAGGACTCGGTGCTGCGAAGAAAACGATATTACAAAGTACACCTAAAGACTTTCCTAGCCACAAAGGTTATGAAGTTTTTATGTATGAGTTTGAAACAAACTTGCCAGTGAGTGGACATCAAGTTAAAAATGAAATCCAAAACATGCTAGGTTTAGCAGACGGTGTATTTAAAATTAAAGGCGAACACGAACAAGATATGGACATGTTGGAAGAATCATCAGAGTACGACATGGAAAAAAGCGATAGTAAATTAAACGATTCAGATTATAGTGAAGCAGACAAAGTCAAAACAGATGACTATTATGGAGACAAGTATAACACTAGTTTCGTACAAGAGCTGTTAAAACTTAGAAAAGAAAAGGAAAAAGACAATGAGTGATTTAGACAGAATTTTAAAACTTGCTGGCTTTGATGAAACTCAGGGTCAAGTAGAGGAAACCGTTTCAAAAACTTACAACTGTAAAGACTGTGGTTGTGAAATGCACAACTGCGATCCAGACTGCGATTGCCCACATGATTCACATGATGAAAAAGGCTCATGGTAGAGAGATGAAGATGGCAACGGTGGTCCTGATGTATTGGAAAGAGAAATGAAAGAAGATGACATGGAAGAAGCAGTAGGCGATAGTGCTGAAGCATTTTACGACATGCAAGACGAATTTGCAGGCGGCGAAGCAGAAGGCGCACACAAAGTTCTTATTGATGAACTAGTACGTTATTTGAGCGGCGACCAGATTGCAGATTTTGTTGACGATTTTAAAAGACATCATATTACAGAAGCAACTATTGAAGAAGATGACATTGATGAAAATGCTTTTAATCAAGCAGCAGCAGATGCAGCACGTAAAGGCGATTCACATTTTACATTTAATGGCAAAAAATATAAAACTTCAATGGACAAATCAACTGCACATAAGCTAGATGATGACGTTCAGATGTCTGAAGGTGGTCATAAAGATGAAATTATTGATGACGCACAGAGCATGGACCTAGAAGATTTTATTGAAAAGCACGAAGGTTACGGCATGGATCGTGAAGAATGTATCGCACAATGGAAATACATCAATAATGTAAAAGAGTCTTCACTAGAAGAGGGTCGTATGAGTGATCAAATCATTCATGATTCAGAAACAATGTCAAAAGAAGAATTTGCTAAAAAACATGGCAAAGAAATGGCAGATGAATATTTTGAATCTGTTGTATCAGAAGCACCAACAATGGACACAACGCAACTGATTACACTTCTAAAGAACGCAGGCCTTAGCGAAGAAGCTATTCAGAAAAAGCTAAATGAATGGGCTAATACACCTGATAATATTGGAGAAGTAGAAGCAAGGGAACACGGAGATGCATATGATTTTGCTCAGGGTGTTAATTTAAGTCTAAAAAAATATTTAGACGCAGAAAATATGAAAGTAAATGTACAAGAGCACACAAAAGAAAATATGAAAGCTCTTTACGAAGCAAAGAAAAACAAATAAGTTATAACAAACATAAGGGGCTAGATTAATTTCTAGCCCTTTTTCTATGCATAAATAAAGTTATGGCAGTTGATACACGATTAACCAAAACACCGCATAAAACGGAAAAGTATACTGAAGAGCAGTTATTAGAGCTTGCTCAGTGTGCTAATGATCCTAAATATTTTATGACAGAGCATTGCTATATACAGCATCCTACAAAAGGTCGTATGAAGTTCGAACTCTTTGAGTATCAAAGAGATTTAGTAGATTGTTATCATGATAACAGATTTAGTATTGCTATGCTTGCAAGACAAATGGGCAAATCAACCGCAGCCGCAGGATATTTGTTGTGGTATGCAATGTTCCATCCAGATCAAACAATTCTTATCGCAGCACACAAATATAGTGGTGCTCAGGAGATCATGCAACGTATACGATTTGCATATGAAACACTGCCAGATTTTATACGTGCTGGTGTAACAGCCTATAATAAAGGTAGTTTAGAATTTGATAATGGATCAAGAATTATTGCACAAGCAACAACAGAAAACACAGGACGTGGTTTGTCCATATCACTAGCTTATTTGGACGAATTTGCATTTGTTAGAGGAACAATAGCAAGAGAATTTTGGACTGCACTATCTCCTACATTATCAACAGGTGGTAAATGTATTATTACAAGTACACCTAATATGGATGATGACCAATTTGCACAGATTTGGAGAGAAGCAAATAAAAGTATAGATGAATACGGAAACGAGTCTGATACAGGCAAGAACGGTTTTGCGCACTATTTAGCTACATGGGATAAGCATCCAGATAGAGATGAAGATTGGGCAGAGGAAGAACGCAATAAAATTGGTGAGGAGCGTTTTAGACGAGAGCATTGCTGTGAATTTATTGCTTTTGACGAAACGCTAATTGACAGTATAAAACTTACTCAAATGGAATCACAAGACCCGTTTGCAAAAATGGGACAAGTGCGTTGGTATAGGCCAGTCAAAAAAGATCACATATATATGGTTGCATTAGATCCTAGTTTAGGTACCGGCGGAGATAATAGTGCA